CGCTCACACTTATCAGCTTCGCGATCATACCCCTGAGCACGCATCCACTTACCAACATCAGTATATGGAACACCCATACCAAGAATCATTTCGCTCTCAACATTAAACGATGGTCTATCGTATTCTGGATCATCGAAAAGTGATTGAGCAAATTCTCTGTGAGTCATTCCTCCTTTTATTTCTTCAAGAAAGTAACGATAATATGGATCGTCTTTAGAGGGAATTTTAGTATTAATTGGTTCAGACTGAAAGTTGCTCTTAGTTTCAATCAAGAGATTACGAATTGTTGGATATTCTCTTTTATAATAGTTGAAAACTGGAATTTTGTTGTCAAATACGTCTCTACGCCAGAAGAAGTAAAATGTTCTTCTACGAATTTGTGGGTTACCATGAAGTAGCGTCTTAGTGATGAAGATAGACATGTTATATCCAGCTTCATTAGCAATCTTATTTAGTTTTTCTCTCATGAACTTACCAACGCTTGTAGCGAGAGCCGGAGCATTTTCACCCCAAAGAACTTTGGGACGAATTTCGTTCAACACCATGTGTGTAGATTTTTCCATCCACTGGTTATTCTGATTATGTTCACCATAGCTTGAATGGTAACTGCTCAAACCAGCGCAAGGACAGACCGAAGAAACTACATCTACGTTTTCGAAAGTTTTCGGAGCATTTTCTGAATCGAGTATATGATAAGGAATGTTATAGCCATTCTCCTTATAATGATTGATAAGATGTTTCTCGTTATCAGTGAATCCTGAGTAAGTAAGAATATATTTAGGTTTAGTACCATATACTTTATCCGAAGCAAGGACTTCTCCGCCAATAAGCGGTATAATAGCAGCATGATCCATTAGTCGAACAGAGCCTCCAATTCTTTTCTTTGTACACTCTTATCGAGTGGATGATTATCATATAAGCATTCTTTTTGTGCTTTTGCAAGGGCTGCTAATTCTGAAGTGCTCATTCCTTCAATTTTAGCGATCGTATTTCCAACATATACATCTCCGTAAATAGCACCTTCTTTGTCTGAGCAAAGAAGAATTGATTGTACGTCTGCTACTTGTTGAACACGCGATCTCCACCAACCAGAACCTTCGTGATAGTAGGTCGGCATCAAACATCCCCAGTTCTGATTGTAAATTCTACACATGTCTGGTTCTTTTACGCGATAAGTCTGTATGCCCTGTGTCTGCTTTGTTTCTCTACGAGGACCAAAGTTCTTGTGTGGCCAAGTCAGAGTTTGTTTATTGAACCAACTCATAGTTTTGCTCTGTACGATAGAAGAGAAAATCCAGCAACGTTCTTTTTCTTCTGGAGCAATAACTGTCTCTTCTTCGCCAAAGAAGTCCATAATACCGCGATCTTCACCATAGTTGTTTTCTGGACAACGATTAAGATTGTACGGGTTTGGATTGTATCGAATGATTTCACCATTCCAATTTAAACGAAACTTTGAGTTATCACCACCAGCGAAGGCGCAGAGCATCAGTTTGTTCTTTTTCTGATTTACGATTTCGCAACCTTGGATAAAGATATCAATATGATTTCCAAGTTCTTCAATTGGAGTATTTCCGCAATAAAGATCTGCGAGATACTTGTTTGTGTGGTAGTTAAGGAAAGGCTCATTGCGATGTTCTTCGAGGTTCTTCTTATAAACCTGAAATGAATAAGCAACTTCAGCAACCTGCCAGTCATCGTTTCCAAGAATAGCATCAGGCCGTGCTGTCAGCGCATAAAGCGCGTCAAACGCATAGTGGCTAAAAGATTTTACAGAAGCAAGATAGATAATAACCTTGTCGTAACCAGAAAGATCTTCGCCAATAGATACAGGTCTTTGATCAATTTCATGGCCCATGTCTTCTAAACACCGTATGAGCGAATAATGCGAATTGAGAATTTTAAGTTCTTTTGTAAGAAAATAGTCTCTTGTGCACTGCTCTTTATTGAACCCTGTAATTAAAATTTTCATAATGCGTCTCCATTATATGAAGAATGAAGTCAAATCTTTAGACTCATTCTTGTAGTTATCAATAGTTTTATCAACAATATTTTCTATATTAGACTTCCATCTTTCAACAGAATGTTTTTCTTTTGTTCGTTCTGAGATTTCTACACGTTCCTCGAAAGAAACTTTCTTAAAATCTCGTACAATTTCTTCAAGTTCACCGGGTTTAACCGTGGTTTTTACCTTGACTATATCCCTATTTATTGCCGGAATACACTCCGAAGCGTGAGTTTCTGAAGAATTTGTAACTAAAATTGTTGGTAATCCATGTGCAAGAGCTTCAAGAGCAGTAATACCCCAAGTTTCTGATGGACAAGTAGAAATATAGCAACTTGCTTGAGACATCTTTTTCATTGTTTCGATATAGCTAAGACCGCGAATTACTTCGTTCGGAGCTTCCCAATGTAAGTTTTCTTCGTGATATTTTTTGTGTTCGCCATACAACAATTCAGAAACATAGCTCGTAAGAACGATATTGTGAAGACCAGAGTTTTTAAGTTTGTTGTGCATCCAAAATGGGTTTTTAGTTTTATCGGTTCTACCAACAGTCACGGCGTCATATTCTGCTTCTGCTACAACTTCAGTTCCATGGCTAAACGAAGAATTGATGAAACCACCATTCAAATCAAGAGGTTTACTTTCTACTCTTCGTGATAGTTTGTCCATACCCTGCCATTGATGTTCGCTCACCATGGAAAGGGTTCCATTCTTAGAAAGAAACTCTTGCATAGATTTTACATGACCAAGTTTAGAAATACCACCGGCACCAGTATGGCTAATCCAAAGGATAGGAACTTTCACTACGGCTTGTAGTTTAACAGTGATCGGGTCATTGTCATAATTTACAATGATCACATCAGGCTGGTGATGATCGGCTGCAGCAGAGATTAAGTCTGTGACGCGTCTCTTCTTTCTATCTTCGTCTGTAAAATGTACAGGGATTACATTATCAAAGTTTTGATATATCAATTGTGCAAAACGTTCTATCCCGCCAATTACAACAGGATCAGAAATTTTAATATTGTTACGAGTAAAATATGGAAGAAGTATTTTCACTTAGTCGCCTCATATTGTCTTCGCCATTCGCCATAGTCATTTTCTAAAAGAGCCCAATGCAGTTTAGTAGTTTTTTCAAAATTTAAAATTCTACGATCCCAAATAACCCATGCATAGGCGATCATGCCACCAGTTTGATCTTGTTTTTCTACGGGTTCTACGTGACCTTGATCGAACTTAACTCTATCGCTCAAAAATATAATATCACTTGGTGGGTAATTTGTAAACAGCTTATTTCGTTTTTTTCCTTCAAGGAACGTCAAACGAACAAACATTGCTACATAAGGATATTCTTTTACTGCCTTTTCGGCAATTTTTCGAGGAAGATCTTTATGGTACGGCGGATTTGTAACCAATCCATCATAGCCTTCCGGTCTTTCTAAATCAAGTACGCCGACGCCGGTCGCAACTTCCACGAGATTGTTGTCATATTCATTTAAGTCGAACGATTTTACATTATGACCGTTTCGTTCGAGTTCAATCGAAATATTACCTCGGCCTGCGCAAGGCTCGACAACATTCTGTGGAGGGCGAACGTATTTACATAAAATATAAGTTGCTAATGGTGGTGTAGGATAAAAATCGTTTTTTCTTCGATTGCTATCTTGTTTATTCACTCCAACGTAAATGTCTTTTAAGTTATTTGCCATCTAATTCACAATCAATATATTCATATTCTACGCCAGCTTCACGAAACATCGTTTCGCTAAGCTTAAATGATTCTATCCAATATTCTGGATAATCCTTTTGAGGCATTACAACTCTTTTGATACCTACTTGAATTACGCCTTTTGCGCAATCTGAACAGCAGGGAAGTCCCCAGATATAAAGTGTAGCGCCATCAAGAGATACACCGTTATAAGTAGCGTTGTAAATCGCGTTCATTTCAGCATGTACGATGAATTTATATTTATGCTCTTTTATTTGCCAACGAGGTTCAAGATCTTCTCTTACTCCTCGAGCAAAACCATTATATCCTTGAGAAAGTACTTGGCCTTTATGACCAATAGCAACAGCTCCAATTTTTGAACTAGTATCTTTAGACCAAGTAGATACTTCTTTTGCTAATTTGAGATATCTAATATCCCATTTATTGCTTTTCATCAAATCAGTTCCTCTATAAACTTAAAGTGACGTTCATAAACGTGAAGAGATGAAGCTGTCCAAATTAGATCACCAACTTCAATACGAAGTTCATTGGCGAGCTTACTTTGAACATACCTCGCCCACGCGAAATCATTGTTCGCGCCGAATACCGCATCGTTGCTCCTGAGAATGTAGTGAGAATGAAGTTTGTCATTACGAATATGAAAAGAATTTGCAAAGGTGCAAATAAAGTCATTCATTTCGTCTTCACGATAATCGTCATGTATGGATGGGCGATTATAAATCATCGCGGCCCGGCGGCTATTTGGATTGCGAAGAAGTTCAGTTAGTACATTTGTATACTGATTTCCGTTCTTCTCGGAAAAGATTAAGTATCCATAATTGGAATTAATGCGCCCGTGTTTTGACGAAACGTCTTTCCAGATTTGTGGCGTATCTCCAGGAATATCTTCGACATAAAGAGACTGAGACTCGTACCAAGCAAGCTCGCGCGCGATATAGTCATAATTCGGTTTTCGAATAATCCAGTCCTCGTCAACTAAAAAAGACTCGCCGATGATTTCCACGGTTTTTACGCCGGTTTTATCAACGACAAAGTCTTCGTCTTTATATTTTTGAATAAGTTTGTTTCGAATATCACTTACTGTTTGCATAAATTCTCCTATGAAAATTGGGAAATGTCTAGACTCTTGATCTTATTATATAATATTGGATCATCAATGTCAACAAGAACTTTGAAGTCTTTTTTGAGAAATCCAGCAATAATTCGACGATCCTTCGAGTTCTGAATGTTTGAAAAGCGTCTTTGTCCAGGCGGAGGAGCTTCCCAGATCTTGATTGTTTTTTCGCCCAGTCGATCTGAAGGATTTTGAACTATGAACCAGCGATCTGCGTTGAGACATTTATCAAGCTGATTTTATGAACCAGCGATCTGCGTTGAGACATTTATCAAGCTGATTTTGTGCAACACGCCCATCTCGTTGTGTAATGGGAACAGTGAAAGCTTGCATAACAGTTCCTCGAGTTGCATAAGACTTGAAGAAGTGATAAAGTGTCATAAACTTGACTTCACAGCGCTTACCATCAATCAGCATGTCCATAGTACCATCAAATGGATCTGTCGCCATTTCTACTACAGATCCATTCTTTTCAAAATAGTCCTTTACGACTTTTTCAGCAAAATAGCCAAGTGATATAATTTTTTCTTTGACATTATACGTCATAATGTTGAATTCCTTCGTCGTAATCAGTAAGAGTGGTTACAGTAATAGTACTATCTTCTTCATTGAATTCAAATTGAATTTCGCGCTTGCGATTGAAAATATCATGTTCTATCGACTGGCCAGGAATTTCACCGCGACAGTACGAAACGAAAAAGCTCGCATAGTTGATTAGGTCTTTTGCGCTATCTTCAAGACTTTCAAAATTAGGATCATATCCATCAGTTTGCATAGCTTCCATGACAGACTTCATACGAAGCATCTTAGCGTGCATGATGTCGTGAATTGTAATCACACCATTCGGATAATAGTCTGCTTGTTTCACTGTAGAGTTTGGATTTTGATAGTCGCGGCTCTTTCGTAGCTGCAAGTCCATACATTCTTGTAGTACCTTGACGGATTCTGGATTTTCGATTGTCATATCATCTCCTTTAAATTCTGGAACCGTGTCCTTTGATTTCAAAATTGAGCTTTGGTTTATAAGTTTTAATTGTTGCAGACTCGAGCAGTTCTGACATGCCTCCAATATTAAACTTATTAGTATTGATATATTTTATCACAACATTTATAGTTTGTAAACCGTTTTCTTTCATATACTCACGATACTTTCGCCCTGACGACTCAGAGTCAATCTTCATTTGAAAACTATCACGATGCTGTTTTTGGCGCGTGTGAATAGTTTGTGTTTTAGAATCAGTCTTTCCTACATAAAGCACATCATCATTATATAACCAAATATAGACACCTTTAGCTTCACTCGCTAAAAACTTTTTGCCTCTTTTTTCTATCCCAGAGTCAGAAGTGATGTAGGATTGATCGGGAGTAACAGTCAAGGTAACGTTACCATAGGTTTCAGCCTCTTTCCAATAAGAGTCTATGTTATCATATACATACTTTTCAAGCAGATCAGCTAAATTAGATAAAGCAGACATTTCTAACATTCCTATTAGCGATTGTACACATAAACGTCAGCAGTAGCAGCATCGGGAAGACGAACGCACTGAGCTTTTCCGTAGATGCCGCCGTTGCGATACTGACGATACTTCCATGCGTTAGGGTTGTTCTTACCCAAGCGACCCTGAAGCTTTACGTATTGAGTAGTGCCATAAGCATAGTTACCGAGCTTGACAACAGTACGCAGACCGTCAACCGCGGCTTGGTCTTCAGAATGAACCTGGCCGTTGACCATACGAACAGTGAAGCGATAAGCAGAAGTGCGGTTCATAGACTAACTCCTTCGGTTTCAAAACCGTTTGAATAACGATAAAATACAACCCAGTATTCTTTTACGGGTTGTATAAAGTTCATCATTTCACGGGAGTTTGAAAACTCCCGTTCTGAACCGCTCGCCATATGTTTCGCTATTAATTTCATAATAGGTCCTTTCGTTTTACCTATTATTAGTATATACTGATTCGGATCAAATGTCAACCCAGTTTTTGAATTTATTTCGAAAAGCTCTCTCATCCTGTGGATGTTCAAAAAAGAACGTGTCCTCATAGACGTTTGTATACTGACGATGTACCCACTGAGAAGAGTGCATCTGGACCTTACAGAAGTCCTTTGCTTGACTTCGCAGATCGCTATGGATGCGAACCGGATGGTTATGTCCAGATCGCATCCAGCGCATTTTATGGTCGGAAATTTCTAACGGTGTCATGCAGTGATCCAATCATCTGTTGTTACCAAGGTTTCGGAACCATCGTATTCGTCAATGCGAAACTTAGTACCTTCGGGCACCCATTCAATTTCTACCTTACGAGCACCACCTGCGTAACCCAATTTTTCTTCATCACAGATACGATGAACTTCGTCAATGTTGCCATCTAAGAATAGTTGGTTGAACCGAGCGTCTCGCGGGTCAACATCATTCCATGTTGACCATCCGGCACCAAAGCCACCACTGACCGCAACTGCTACCATTCCATCACGAACAATCTTTTCCATTATGCAGCTACCTTTCTCATGTCATAAAGTGCAATCACCGAAACGTCACCGTTAGCCAAAGCCCAGTTATAGGCATTTGAGTATGATTGATCTTTGGTCTCGCCGTGTAAGCTCATTTCGCGGCGCTCATCGTAACGGTCGAAGTATTGAAAGATGATCTTAAACATGGTAGGTTCCTTTCGTATTACCTATTATGATACTATACCGATTCGGATCAAATGTCAACTGTATTATGAAAGAATACCAGAAAGTTCGCCGTGATTTCCTTTGTGACTAGGAGGCTTCCAGCCTGACGGCTTCAACAAATCAGGCAAACCGAATTTGTTGGGTCGGCCGGGCTTTACTCCAGGTTCTTTAGCCATGTTTGCTTCATATACCGCGTCCCAAGCAGCTTTGACATCCACACCCATAATATCAAGTGTACCGATGGCAAAGACGATGCTATCAATCAATCCATCTACGACTTCTTCAGGATTGCTTTGAACGAGAGCTGCAGACATTGTTTCACCGAGTTCCTCATACTGCATCATAAGACGAAATGCAATAAACTTTCGCATCAAGTCTTTATCGTGCTTGTTATTTTCAAACCATTCACGCACACCAAACTTATTGTGCATCATGTATATATCGTGTGCCATATCAGCCGACATTTTGTAATCCTTCCATTTCATTTTCCAGAGCTGCGATCTCATCCTTGATAGAAAGTTTGAGCCGTTTGTGGTTTTTGATCATTTCTTCAGGAGCTTTTTCTGCTTCAAGAGTTTCAACAATATCATGCTGTCTCTTATGCTGATCTCTCAAGAATCTAATTTTCTTTTCTAGCTTTGTCATGTAGTTTCTCCTTATGCAAAAAAGTCTTCGACTGTGTTGAGCTTTTCTGAAGACCAACCCAGAGCTTCAAGTATGTTTTCAAGCGGCTTGAGAAACACTTTGTCAAACTGCTTGTCGTAGTCTATATATTTCTCAAGAGCAAACTCTTTTGGAAGAACACCAGGAAACGAGATCATATTTTCTTGAATTGGGTTCGGCAACTTGAGATACACAAACTTTACCTTGTCTCCCGACTGAATTTGCTCATACTTTTTATCAAGTGATTTTTTACTCAAGAACTGGTTGTACAAAATGCAGCCTCGAACGTGCATTGGACAACCCTTCTTGTAACCACCACGAGGATCTTGATACTTCTTGATATTGTCAGTACCAGACGTCTTCGCGATCGCTTCTACGGGAAGACTACGAAACTCTTGGCGGAACTTTTCGATGAACTCTTGAGACGCTTCTTCGCCTTCGTTCATGATGACTTCAAATGCTTGTTTGAGCTTATCTCGACAAACTTCTGGAGTAGAAGAACGAACAGACTCAAGTCCGGTCACGGAAACTTTTGGCTTTTCATAGTGAACGCCTTCGGAGTTTAGCGTATTCATGATATAACGCTTTTTGGCAACGAACACCGATTTGTTTGTAATCTTTTCGCGTTTCATCACCATGGCATTACGATACGCACCCATCTTCTTTGCGAGCTCTTCGTAGCCTTTTTCTAGTACGCTTTCAATCTTTGTCGAGCAGACCTTGTCAAGAAACTCTTCGCCCTGCTCTCGCGTAATATCTACAGTACCAAAAACACTCTTGACAAGAGGACCAAAGTCGACATAAATCGAGTCAGTGTCGATGTAAATAATATAGTCTTGATCTTCAGTCTTCAGAACCTTGTTCAAATATCCATTGACAGATTTTTGAGCATATCGGATTGAAAGCTGACCAGACGTCGTAATCGCTTCGGCCATTTCACCAATATAATAGAGGAAGTAAATGTTTGCAGTAGCTCCATACAAAGAGTTCATCGCAATTTTGATAGCCATCTGAGAGTTATGAAGCTGGTTTGCTTCACGCTTAAGTTCTGCTTTTTTACGAGGATCTGACTCGTTCTCAAGAAGCTGTTCTACGCGAAGCATTTCTTGCTTGATTTTCTTACGGTTACCATAGTACTCGTCAATGATCTCTGGAATGATACCAAGCTTTTCGTTCGTGAAGTGAACTCCGTTTGCGCATACAGAATGATCTTTGTTGGCGTTTTGAAACTGATCGTTCAAGACCATTTCTTGAGTAACATAGGTTCGTTCGTCTTCGATGTAAGTCTCTGGTGACATGTTATACTGTAACATGAGGTGAGGATACAGAGAGTTCAAATCGAAAGATACTACCCAAGGATGCATACCAACTTTTGGATCTTTGACATATCCACCGACGAGTTCATTGCCTCTTTCTCCTGGGCTTCCCTTGAGAAACGGAACTATCTTTTTATCCATCAGCTTACGATAGATCGTAGACTCCCAGATACCAACTGTGCCAAATGCATCGTTGAAGTTCACACCGCCACCATAAGCAACAGTCATGACCAACGCAAGTAGGCCAGTTTCATCTTCCATACGTTCAACGAGCCGAGTATCCTGAAGGTTGTAGTCAAGATAAAGTTGTGGATTTTTTTCATAGAGTTCAGTCAGCCCGCCATACTCGGAATAGTCAAGTTTCTTTTCACCGAGGACGACATGCGCGATATGATCAAGTTTGTAGGACTCTTGAGGTCCATACTTGTAACCAAACTTCTTAAATGCATCCATGTAGTCAATCACAGACACGCCAGAGATGGCATAAGTAGATTGAGCCTTACCAAAGATCTCGTTTGTGATCTTACGAACATTTCCCCACGGTGAGAACTTCTTGATGTAAGCTTCACCAAAAATGTTTTGAATACGAGTAATGATGTATTGAATATCGAAGTATTGGACGTTCCATCCAGTAACGATGTCAGGATAATCATTCATCCAGATCTGAACAAATCGACGAAGAAGTTCGGCTTCGGAGTCGAATTTCATGAACGTAATATTTTCTGGATCAATACCGGTGATCGTCTTATACTTGTCATAGTCTTTACGACCAAGAAGATGATATGTGTCTGATTTCGAAGACTTATATGCAATAGATGTAATTTCTTTGTCTGCTTGTTCAATATCAGCGTAGCCATCACTAATATCGACTTCGATGTCAAAAGATACGATGTTGATAAGACTTGGATCGAAAGTGATGTGACCTGGATAATTTTCTTGAATATACTGTGTCACATAGTTTGTGGTTCCGCACACAGAAAAGTTACCAACATCCTTGTACTGATCCACAAATGCTTTAGCTTCTGACATAGAGTCAAAACTTACTGGAGCCACTGGATTTTCATCAATCAAAGTTTTGTATTCTGTTTGTTCTCGAGTAGGAACAAAAAGTGTCGGGGCAAAGTTTACGCTTTCTGAGTATCGCTTACCGTTGCGATAGCCTCTACAAAGCAAACTATTACCGCGACGCTCTACAGACGTGTAGAAGTCTTTCATAATGATCCTTTCATGTTGTGATAATAATACTGTATACTACAGATCAGAATTTGTCAACCTCAAAATGCAATCTGGCTGAAGTTTTTGACTTTTTCAAATCGAATGTGTGAGTCAAACTTTTCTCCAAATTGTTCACCTCGATGGCTGATAACGAAAATGTTATCGTTGTTGTTGAGACCGTGGAGTGTGTCGATTAGGTTCTCGATACCGATACTGTCGAGTGCACCGTCAAGTGTTTCGTCGAGTAACAAAAGGTTGGTCGATGTTGAGTTTCTCAGCTTTGCGACTGACCTCCACGCAAGCATGATTGAAAGTGTAATGCGTAACTTCTCGCCTTCCGAGAATGAAGCATACGAGAACGTGTCACGAAAACGAGATTTGATTACTTCGTTGAAACTCTCGTCAAGATGGAAGTCAACAAAAAGATCAAATGCTGCAAGATACTTATTGATCAGCTTATTCATTACCGGCACATATTGCCGAATGATTCGAGTCTTGATACCACCATCTTTTAGCATTGTAGAGACAACACTCATAGTATCTCGATGATCGAGAAGTTTCTTGTGATCATCTTGCATGGTCTTGAGTTCTTTTTCAAATGCTTTTAACTTTTTTGTATCAACTTCTTCGACTTCTTTTTCAGCTGCATCGAGTTCATCCTTCGCAGAAACAAGAGCGTTCTTTGACATCTTGATCTGCGCTCGATGCTCACCGATAGTCAAGTTTTTCTGCTGTATCTGATCTTCGACCGAAGAGATCTCTTCAACGCGTGTTTCGATCTCTTTGATTTTTTCGATGATCTTTTTCATACCATCTTCAAGTTCAACCTTCTTAGTATTTTTCTCTTCTACAATTGTTTCTTTGAAGTCATGCGCGATGCCTTGTTTACATGTTGGGCAATTGTCATTGTCATGATAGAACTTGAGTTCCTTGTTATAGTTACGAAGATTTGTATCAAGTTCACTCTTTAAGCTTTTTGCTTTTTCAAGTTTGCTTTTAGCAGACGCTTTATCCGATATGGTTTCGATCAGAGCTTGTATCTCTTCTTGAATTGTTTCGATTTGTTCTTTTTCACTTTCGATCTTTTGAATATGCTCCTGCATGCGATCGCGAATTTTATTGGCTTCAGTTTCTCGGATCTTACGAATAGACTCGTTGTGTTCTTTTGCTGAGTCGATTTTTGATTCCAGAATGTCCATCTTGTAGCTGTTGTCTGTAATATCGTCTTTGTTTTGAGACATACGCTCTTTCAGAAGAATGTTCATGGTACTAAAGACTTGAATGTCAAGTAGGTCTTCAATAATTTGACGACGTGCACCAGCAGATAGTTCCATAAAAGGAACATATGTGGCACTACCAAGTACCACAATCTGATTGAATGATTTCTGATTGATACCAAGTATGTCTTGTTCAAGATAAGTCTGGTAGTCTCGCTTTGCAGACTCTTGATCTACGAGTTGACCGTCACGGTAGATTTCAAATATTCCAGGGCGAATACCTCTGCGCACGCAATAATCACTTTGACCAACAGCGAACTCGATCTCGACTAATAGATCTTTTTGATTGATTGAGTTCAACAGCTGTGGCTTATTGATTTTGCGGTGCGCTTTACCAAATAATGAAAATACTATAGCATCTAATAAGCTTGATTTCCCACTACCGTTTGAACCGCTGATTAGTGTAGTGGTATGTCTATCTAAATCAATTTCGGTGAAAACGTTTCCGGTGGCTAAAAAGTTTTTATACCGCACCTTTTTAAAATTGATTCTCATTCAATACTCATTGCCTCTATATAAAGTTCATCAACTAACTTTTTGATTTGATCTCTGTTGATTTTTGTTTCAATTGTTTCAATATAGTTATGAAGTATATCTTTTGTATCTTGAGTTTCATCAAGAATTTCATCAACACCAGCAGACTCCAAATTGAGTGAGTCGTCAATTGCTTTGACGTCAGCTGCACCAGAGTCCGATAGCTTATTGAGAAATAGATCATAGATGTACGCGTTTGTTCGATTTTTGACAATGACTTTGATATAAGTATCTCTGAACATGGATGTATCAAGTGAAGCAATATCTTCAATCGTCATATCAACATCGTCGTAATCAAGCTTGTAGAAGACTCGATGGGGGTTTTCGATCCATTCTATATTACGAGACTCTGTATCAAAAACATGAAAACCGCGTTTGCCATCATAGTCAGTCCAGGTCATTTCATATTGAGCGCCGAGATACTTGATATTGCCATATTCTGAAGGATGGTGAAAGTGCCCAGAATATACGGCTTCAAAGCTTGATAGGAAATTCTTATCTAAGCCATGGTCACAAATAGTACCTCGCATCATCTCGAAACCCTGAATCTCAAGGTGTCCCATCAAGATTGGAGCCTTTGTTTCTGATATCGCTTGAAAACAAGCATCCGAATTACTTTTAGTAATCCATGGCACCATTATAATCTGAGTTGATCCAAATGTCAACTCTTTTGGTTCGTGTTCATAGAAATGAAAGTTACTATACTCTTTCAGAAGTAAAGACATCGAGTTCACTTCATTGGTATTTGTATAGTAAACACTATGATTACCAACTATTGCATGATACTCGATATTTCGCTTTGACATTTCATCGAAGAAAAACTCTTTTGCTTTCTTGAGAGTTACATAATTGATGTACTTTCTTCGATCAAATGTATCTCCAAGATCAAGGACTACTCGAATATTGTGCTCATCTAGGTACGGAAAGAAAATATTTTCAAAAAACCTTTGTTGATGATCTAGAAATACACGAGAGTCTCCCCTGCATCCGAGATGACTGTCATTAACTATCGCTAGCTTCAAGTATCACTTTCCTTCTTTTTTGCTGGTAAATTTTTGTCTTCAAAATCTTCAATGAATTGATTGATATAATCTGCGCTCGTATTCAAATTCAATTGTATCTCGTTTGAATCATATGTACCACCAGTAGCGATCATACTCTGTGAAGACTTGAAGCGAATATACATCTGCTTCTTTTCCTTTGCAATCCTTCGAAGAAAAGCATACCAAATGATCTGCGTAAAGTAAGCAAATGGGTTCTGTGATTTTTCTGGATCGAAATTATGCATGTATTGTAGACAGTTTTCGATACCATCCGATATCATATCTTCTTTGTATGAATAGCCTGAAAAGTTTGGTTTTGTTGCAAGTCTTGTTGCTATTTGATAAATGCACTTACCTATATAATCTGGAACTCTTGGCTTTTCATCTCCACAGTCTTCAGCTTCTGCGCAAGCCTTTTTGTATTGAATCATCGCTTCCAATAAATCTTTGTTGTTGACGTAATTTCTTTTTGCTCTTTTTGCCATGCAATAATCCTTTTATACTAATATAGATTTATAGTATCATATGTTTTTGTGTTTGTCAACAAACTTTTTTTGTTCCAGATCAAACTTTTTAGTTGACAAATTCTGGTAATGTGGTATAATAGATTTATCTCAAACAAACTATTAAAGTGATTCTGATTCAGTAAAACAAGGGTTCGTAAGACTTGAGCAAGCTCAAGGAATCAAATATCCACTGTGTAGATACGAAACGGGAACTGCTCTGAAGAGTAGATCTCAATGCGTTTACGAAAATGATTTAGTGTGTAGTTGCTGAATGAACCAACACTCAGATCATCAGCAATATCGTAAAGAGTAGCTTTATCCGAGCCATTACCTTTCCGAAGAGTACGACCGATTGATTGAAGTACTTTAATTTCAGATTTAGAACCAGATGCAAAAATCACATTGTCAAGTCGCTTGAGGTTGACTCCAGTTGAGAAAACACCATATGAAGCTAGTATGTCATGCTGCTTGATAGGATCATTTTCAATCAAATGTCGAATTCGTTCACGTTCATCTCCACTAACACCGCCATATATGAAGTGAAGCTGACGATCGTCTCTCTTGAGCATTGGTTCAAGTATTTTACCATGTTTCTCAACGAGATCAAAGAGTACAAGATTGTTCTGATCTTTGAGTGACCAGAGAAGATTTCGAATGAAAATGTTTCGCTTTTCGTGATTGACAAGATACTCTCGCTCCGCGGGATAGCGCTTTGCCTTGTTTTGCACACTCTTCATGGCAGTTTTGAATTTGTTGCGAGAGTCTGCTGAGTGTGACAAAACGATAGCCTTGATGTTGAAGTCTGCGACTGTCCCCTGATCCATGAGATCTTTTGTTTTGACTACGCGTTTGACAGAACCGAAGCATCCTTCAAGTACAAGATGGTGCACCTTACTATCAGAAGATATTGTACCAGTGAAGCCGTGGCGATACTTACAGTCTGTAAGCTTTTCCATAATCTTCTGTAAAGAATTTGCTTTAAATAAGTGAGCCTCGTCACCAAGTACTACGCCAAATTGGTCAAACCAGTCTTTTGGAAGCTTTGCCAAAGATTGCCAAGTGCTCACGACGATTGGTGAAGATGTGTTCTTATCTACACCACCCTGAATCTTGTAAATATTGCTTGGATCGCATCCATAGTCTACGAAATCTCCAGCCATCTGATGCACGAGAGAAATAGTTGGTACAATGATAAGAGTTCGTAGACCAAGAGTATGATAGTAGTGTTGCTGAATGAGATAAATAATGAGTGACTTACCAGAGGAAGTTGGCGAAAGAGAAAGCGAACGACGATTCCGAAGAGCATTTACGATGTACTCGTTCTGGTAGTCTCTTGGTGTAAATTTACAGCCGATGTCCTTTGCTATCTCATAGCCGTAGTTATCATCAATATCTTCTGGTTTTGCTAGTTCTGGCGGCGCGACTAGTTCATACTCACGCTCTTTACAAAACTTTTCGAGATAAGGAAGTAGACCAACGTAGAGCATAGGTTTCATGGGTTGGAAAAGTCTGATGTATCCATCCCACACTCTTGCTTTGAATTTTGGCGAAAACTGATAACCTGGAGGCCTGAATGAAAAGTAATTCATAATCTCTTGACGAGTGCCTGGATCTGATGTTACTTTCATGTAGACTTCATTGTACGGTTCAATTAGTACTTGTTCTGTCATAACTTATATCTCACTAAAATTCTCCTGCCATCTATTTATATTTGCAGTTATCCATATGCCATCTAGCCATAGAATTACCTCTACCTTCCTTTCCGCAGTGTGGACATTTATATTCCTTAAATTTCATACTTTTTCTTGGCTTGCTGAGATTTTTTCTCCATTCTTCAGAACGAATTCCGCGTCCTTCTGGCCAAATTTTTTTACCTTTCATTTTCTTGCTGTGTTCTAATGAAGCTCTTTTTTGATTTTCAGTGCGATTTTCTCCTTTGAGCTTTTGCGTCGAATTATCGCTCATGGTATAAGTTGATCCTAATTCTCTTGGAATTTTTCTGTGTTTTTTAGGATCCAAACCTCTTCTGATATAACCTTCATCACTCTGAAAATTTACATATTCTGTTTGATTTTCATAAATATTTTTATCAATACGTACTAGATCTCCTTTAGGGCCAACTGCAGTTATTGAATTTTGTAAATGATGCGTTCCTTTATTTACCTTTTCTTTCTGCAGTTCGCCTCCCACGAAGGGATGATCTGGAAATGTTTCTTTATCCCAAGTAGCAAACCCATTGGATAGACTTTCATCTCTTATTTTCTGTTGAAATTCTGCGTTAATTTCGGCTAATGTTTCTTGTGGTAAACTTTCCACATTCAGAAACTCGCTTATTACGTCTTTATAAATAATCATGCTGGAACTCCTCTGTTGTTCTAGAGTAGGCAGGGATTCTTGGCGGTCTCCCGTGGCCTACATGACTTATTTATAAAGCATCAAAATTCTCCAGCTTGAAAACGCAGCATGTCAATCATTGACTTGATTACGAAGTTCCTATTATTTATTTGGCGGATAATGCTTTCAAGATAGTTGGCTTGCTCTTCGTGAAAGGCGATCTTGAGACTCAGATTGATCACGTCTTTATCGCTCTGTATGTATCTATCAAGATCGTTTCGAAGTATCTTGAGCGGATTTGGCTTCCAACCGCGTTCCTTGAGTTCTTCTTCACACATTGAACCGTTGTAGTACTCAATCTTTGCTCGTTCGAGTTCTTTTAGGTCAGACTTGAGTTTCTTGACTCGAAGTGCTTCCTTGAAGAAAAGATTGTAGTATTTGCTATGAAGTTCTGGAATTCTTCTTGCTTCGCTTACAAGGTTTGCTTCGTCAATTTTGCAGTCCTTCGACCACATTGTATTGATATCGTCAGTCATTAATTCCTCCATTACAAATAATACCGATTATATCACAACAAGAATGAAATGTCAACTAATACTTGTGATGTCAAAATAGTTGTATCGGAATGTGACTGTCGCTTCTGGATATATGACGTCATTCTGCGTGGTATCCAGTGTTACTTCTGAAAGACTGATTGGAAAACAATCACGATAGTCTATTAATAAAGAAGGGTTCTTGTGACTATTGAGTACCTTGATCGAGATATCAGACTTGAGACCATTTTGACTTGCTGCAAGGTTCTTGTACTGATCAAAGTTTTCTGGAAACGAGTATCCTTTGATCCAATTGAAAATTTCGAGGTAGTTCGTCATGCCTTCATCTACTACGAACGATAAATTCAGATCATCATAGTTCAGTCGATCTCCACCTTCGAATGTAGGCTTGAATGGAGTTGGATGCTCGATTGGATTTACAGAGATACCCGGTATCGAAGTCCTTTGAGTGAAAAACTCAACACTTGGTAGTCTCTTGACCGTGATGATAAACTCAAGTGGAGAAAGATAGTTCGTAATCATTCAATTTTCCTGTTGACATTTGTGCCGAATCGTATTACTATTTATATTGAAAGGTAGGAACACATGTCGGATCCACTTCTAGCCATCATACTGATTATATCATTTGTAATCTTGATCCGCGGTACTCTGCTGGTCTTCAGTCAGAACTTTTGGCTCGCACTGCTGATGTTGTTTCTGCTGCCTCCGCTTTTGTTCTTCTGGATTGTTTTGAAAGGAATTTTTGGTTGACAAACGCAGAGAATCAGTATATACTAATAATAGGTAAAACGAAAGGAACCTACCTATGATGACCTTCAACGAATACAACGAAGCAACCAACTCGATCAAGCCCGTTATGATCCACAAGTCATTCAACGGCTACATGTTGTATACTCCTGAAGGTCGTCTGCTCGATGAGTTTACATCCGCAGGTCCTTTCGTTGACTTCGATTCCGCAAAGCGGAATGCTGAGATGAATGTTGGCGTCAGCGTCAACTTCATCTAATTCTTCGAAGTATAAATACTGAGAAAAAGAGGTTATCATGCTTTCCTTTTCTCAGTATCTAAACGAGAACTACAAGAACTTCATTGGTCCACAGTCTATTCCTCAACGTGAGAAATGGATTGACCAAGCTTGGGATATAGTTCAAAAGTCCTATGCTCCTATCGGTGGCATCAAAGGTTCCGGTTTCAACTCAAAGCAAGAGATGCTTGAAAAGATTCCTTTCTGGAAGATCTATAAGAAAGGTGACAAGTTACTAGTAGCAGTCTTTTATAAAGACAAAGGCGGACGAAAGTCTGTCGCAATTGCCACCGATGGTTCTGACGAAGCAAAAAAAGTCGTAGCAAAGGTTTTCAAGGACTCACTCGGAGTATCATACGGTGAGAAATCAGGACCTGCTCTTGCTACAATGATGAAATCTGTACCTTGGGATGAACTCAAGAACTTCATGTTTACACCAGATCAAGTCGAAAAGATTACTGGCAAAAAAGTAATTCGTCTTGAAAAGTTTGGAGCTGACAACCTCGATGCTAAAGATCGGTTCACATATGATAAGTTTCCAAAGCTAAGACCATACTTTTATGTTCGCGAGCTCGGTGGTGAGTATCATCTGAAAGCTGCAATGGGAACTCCGAATCTTCCAATTTTGAGTTGACAAATCGCCAGTTTTGGTTTATGATGATTCTATAATGAAAGGAATCAGTATGATCTATGTCTATCTTCATGGCTTCAATTCAGCCTATGATCCTCTATCAACAAAAGTTAAAGCACTCTCGACTCTCGGCGAAGTTGTTGGTATTACTTACAACACGTTCGGAACATATGACGAAATCTTTTCTGAGATTGAAAGTCAAGTTCCGGATGAAGAAGTCATTTTTGTCGGTACATCACTTGGTGGTTTCTGGGCTGCAGAAATGGCAAAGCACTTCGGCATGCCCTCTGTAATCATCAATCCTTGTTTGGATCCAAATGAAGCTCTTCGCAAATACATTGATGAGCCTCATCTGAACTACGTAACTGGTGACTATATGACTCTGACTGAGGGTGCAGTCAATAGTTATCAAACCGAAGTATCTTCTGATACCGCTTTCTTGCCGCTAGTTCTTTTGGACATGGGTGATGAAGTAATTGACTCGTTTGAAACTCGTAAAGCGCTCGAAGGATTTCCAATGGTTCACTACGCTGGTGGTAGTCATCGGTTCGAACACATGGAAGATGCTCTCGAAGAGATCGCTGAATATGTAAATCACTGTTCGAATGCTGGTTTATCAGTCTGATAAATAGTAAATTCTTACAGGAGGCAATACATATGAGTAATGATCCTTGCGACGATGTGACTCATTGGATTGGAATGTTGATTTGAAAAAGTATATTTTTGATGTAGATGGTACTCTTACGCCAAGTCGTAAACCTATAGAGCAAGATTTTAGAGATTACTTTCAAGATTTTGCTTCAAAACATAGTGTGTATCTTGTAACAGGAAGCGATAGAAAAAAGACACTTCAGCAGATTGGTCAAAAAATATATGACCTCTGTGAAAGAGTTTATCAGTGTTCTGGTAACGATGTTTGGGAAAAAGATCAACACATTAGATCTTCGGAAATTGAAATACCGTGCAATATGTACGAAGATTTTACTCGATTTTTTAGCGAAAGTAACTTCAAGATAAGAACTGGAACTCATCTAGACAAGAGACCTGGTCTAGTAAACTTTTCCATTATAGGCCGTAATTGTACTCAGTCAGAGCGACAAGAATATATTGAATATGATAATGCCTTTCAGGAAAGAGAACACATAGCTGCGGCACTTCGACGAAAGTATTCGGATTTTGATATACAAATTGCCGGTGAAACTGGAATAGATATTACGCTCAAAGGAAAGGATAAGTCTCAGATCATAAAAGATTTTGATACGAGTGATCAACTTCATTTCTTTGGTGATAAGATGAATCCAAACGGAAACGATTATTCTCTTGCTCAGAGAGTACTCGAACGAAACAGATTTGTATACAACGTCAAGTCTTGGGAAGAAACATGGGAACATCTAAAAAAATTGTCGGTCTGACATGTAGTACTTTTGACTTGTTGCACGCGGGTCACATTCAAATGTTACGTGAAGCTAAATCGCATTGTGATTATTTGATTGTCGCATTACAGGTTGATCCGAGTGATGATCGCCCAGAAAAGAATGCTCCAGTACAGACTTTGGTAGAAAGATATGTACAACTCTCGGCAGTTAAATATGTTGATGAAATCGTCACATATCAGAACGAAAGAGACTTGGAAGATATTCTTGAGATGTTTCCAATTGATATGCGCATTCTTGGTGAAGAGTACAGAGACAAAGACTTTACTGGTCGCGAA